CGATAAAATAGATTATCTAGTTATTGCTCATACTCAACCGGATGAGAGTTATGTAGATTATAGAGGCGGAAGTGTATATACAGCCCTCGCAATGAAATTGAAACTAATTGAATATCAAGATCAAGTATTAGATATGCACAAATGGCATCATAAGATGCACGCGGCTTGTGCTTTTTATCGATCTGGATTTGAAGAAGCGGTAGCACTTGTAGTAGATGGTGCAGGAACATTTATTCCAATGAAACGTTCGGGTGAAGGGAGAAATCCTGGAATGAGTGAAGAAATTACGACTTGGGAATTAGAAACGATAATGAATTGTAATTATCCAGATGAATTTAAAACTCTTTATAAACATCTGGGTGGAAGAGGTCCTTGGCCAGCAGTTAGATTACCAGAGCAATCTTCAGAACGTGAGGGAGAAGAAGGAACACACGAATTAATAGTTGATGATTCTGCTGGGATAGTTAAAGCATATGAAGCCGTAACACAATATTGTGGATGGGCACCCATAGAAGCAGGTAAAACTATGGGTTTATTCCCATACGGTGGACCAGCAGATTATTTTCCAAAAATCTACACAGAAGAAATTGGTTGGAGAACTGCCGACAGAAATTTCATTATACCAACATATCCTAATGGAGCAATAGTGAATCAAGGTCGTTGGGAGAAATTAACAACTACACGAGCAGAACTTGATTCGGACCTCACACTTCTTCAAAATCGTAGAGATATGGCTTGGGCTATTCAGAAAGAATCACAACAAATGGTTCTTGAATTGATACGTAAAGCAGTAAAAATGAGTGGAAGAAAAAATGTCGTACTCTCTGGTGGATATGGACTTAATTGTGTTGCTAATTACTGGTATCTTGAAGAATTGAAAGACGAAGGTATAAATTTCTATGTAGAACCTATTAGTAATGATGCTGGAACAGCAATGGGTGCCGCCCTTCTTTGTCACTATTCACTCACAAAAGACAAAACAGTAAGACCATTTGGAGAGAACCTATGTTTAGGTCCAAATGTAATGCAATCCAAAGAAGAGATTATTGAGATTGCTAAAAAATATGGAGCAACAGGAGTATATGAAAATCAATATGCGCCTGATGCAGTTAAATTAATTTTGAAAGAAAATATTGTTACGTTATTTCAAGATAGGTGTGAGAGCGGCCCGAGGGCTTTGGGCAATCGTTCTATCCTATATGATCCACGAACGGTTGAGGGAAAAGACTATGTTAACTCCGTGAAAAAGAGGGAATATTTTCGACCGTTCGCGGGATCAATTCTTCACGAACACGCAAACGATTGGTTTGATATGAGAGGAATGGAAGAATCTCCTCATATGATGTATGCGATGAATTGTAGAGAAGGAGTAGCTGAACAAATTCCGGCTATTATTCACATAGACGGGACGTGTAGAATTCAAACAGTTAAAGAACATCAAAATCCAGTTTATTATGAAATAATTGAACAATTTTATAAAGAGACTGGTGTTCCAATTATTTTCAATACATCTTTCAATCTTGCAGGAGAGCCTCTTGTAGAAACTATTGATGATGCTGTTAGAACACTAGCCGAAAGCGATATTGAATATCTATATATACCAGAGAGAGACCTTATTATAGAGGTCGCAAATAAATAGGAGAAAAAAATGGGAAAAATTAATATCCCACCAGGAATTGTGGGGGATCTGAATGAAGATGGCTATCACGATGAAGTTGCCGCTGTACCTGATCCAGATATAGAGAGAAGAGAAAGGGTAGTTGAAGACCTCAAGAATAGCTTTGAGGAAAACAAACAAAAAGCACTTGAACGAGCGGAAAAGATTGCTGAAGGAAAGAGACTAGCCCAAGAAACTAGATTAGCACATAGTCAAATGCAAACGCCTGGTGCTGTTTCTCCAGAACGAAAACTCTCTAAAGATGATATAAAAAATATCATTCGTGAACAAGTGAAGTCTGGAGAAATTGATTTGAAAGGTACACCTGCAGAAGGTCTGATCCCACAAGATGAGACTTATACAGGAGTTTCAGACGAAGAGCAGGCCAGAAGAACTAAAGAATTTCAAAAATTGATTGTTGTAACTGGTGGGGCAGGTTATATGGGTTCACACTTAATTCAAGAGTTGAATAATCGAGGAAGAGAAGACATATTGCTTGTTGATGATTTATCAGATACTAGAAAAATTCATAATATTAAGTCATTAAAGTTTCAGGATTATGTTGATAAAGATAAGTTTATGGATCTTTTTGGTTTTCTCACAGAAAATAAAATGGTTGAAAGAGTTTATCATTTAGGTGCTGAAAGCAATCGACAATGCAGAGATGGTAAATATCTGATGGAAAACAATTATCAGTATACGTGCAATCTAATGGATATTTGTCATTTAAATGCGATACCCCTTGTTTATGCCTCTAGTGCTTCGGTCTATGGTAGTCAAAGTGAATTTCCAACATTTGATGATTCTAGCGATAATTATATACCAGAAAGCTATTATGCTTTAAGCAAATTACAGGCAGATAGATATAGTCGTAAATTTATGAAGAATGCTGATGAAACTTGTATTATTGGGTTGCGATACTTTAATGTTTGTTCAGATGGAACATTTGAGGGACATAAAGAAGATAAATCTGCCACTGCTTGGATGCAAGAGCAATATGATTGGAGGGGTTTTATAGAGTTGTATGAAGGCTCAAAAGATATTAAACGTGATTTTGTTCACGTTAAATCGGCCGTTCATATGACAATAAATGCGATGACAAAAGGTAAGTCAGGAGTTTACAACATTGGAACAGGAACAGCAAGATCATTTTATGAAATGGCATTAGAAATCGTAAAAGAAGAATCTGAAATTCACTTTATTCCAATGGGAGAAGAGATATCTCAAGGTTATCAGCATTATACTGAGGCAAATATGGATAATGCTTGTTTTGGAATAACTACAAGGCCTTAATATGTTAGAAATAATCTGGTTATTAACATTGACGGTATGCGGAGCAAAGGGAGAATGTGTAAGTCAAGTATTAGATGAGTATGAAACCCAAGATAAATGCTTGACATCGGTTACATTTTATGAAGATTTTCCTAGAGATCGAAATCCTAGATGGAAGACAATCAAATACGAATGTAAGATCAAAGACGGATTTCAGGCTTAAAATAATCCATAACTTTGCCAAGTATTGAAGTAATGATATGTGGTATAAATGGTTATTGAATAGAAAAATATCCATCCTAGTGTCATTTTTTCTCCTTAGCACGTAATTCTTCTAAGATCACCACTAATTCATCTACTTGTTTTTTGGACAATTTTCTCAATGTCCCGATTGCTCCTCCATCAAAACCCATTTTATATAATCTATTATCACCAATTCCTACTATCATCCTGGGTCCTTCTTTTCCATTTCTTCTTTGAAACTTTCAATCTGTCCTAAGATAGATTCATATTCTTCTAATTCCTTCATAAGTTCATTATTACATCCCACTAGATAATCAATACGTTTATCGTATTTTGCCTTTATTTTCTCTTCAATACCTTTCTTCCAGATAAGAGTAGCTAAATTGTCTTTCATAAATCATCTATCTATTGGAAAACGATACTCATTTCCTTCTTGGTTCACTAAAGTAGTATTAAAGGAAAATGAAATTCTATCCCCATTTTTAGAATTCGGAAGAACTTTGTGTTCTATCCAAGCTGGAAAAATAAGAAGAGTATTTGGTGATGGTGTTACTGTCCACATTCCTGAAGTGGCTTGATTATATTCTTCTATAATTGCTGAATCCCAAAAATATGTATTAATATCCTTAAAGGGATGCCGAAAAACGATAGGTGTATCACAAGGATTCACATAATAAGCGCCTGATAAAATAGAATAATGATGTTGATGTAATTCATTAAAATGGCCTTTTCTGTTAATATTGATCCAAATATTACCAATTACTTCTCTCAGGTCTTTCTTAAAACCTATTGCCCCGTGATATGCTTGAGAGGCTTCCTCTATTTTATTTTTGAGTTTAATAAATTCGGGATGAGTTTCATTTTTTACATCATCACTTTGCCAGCCACCAATATTTGATAATACTACTCCTTGCTCATTTTCTTGTTCCTTCTCAATACAAAATTTATTCAAGGAAATAATATCTAATTTCAGGTCAGTTATTAGAACAGGACAGCTAAATAAATCCACATAATTAATATTCATCATTGTCAAATACGGTTTCAAGTATCAAGTTTTTCAGTTCCTCATAAGCTGGACCTGGGTGAGTAAAATTGTTGATGATTGTGCCGTCTGTTTTGACCACATAATAGTCTTTTAACACTTCATCCAGACGCTCTCCATATCTCTCAAAACGCCGTTGTTTCAGTGGTTTGTATTCAGTATTATCATCCATCGCAATCACCTTATTATATAAATACTTCAGAAGACGTTTCTTTTTATAATCATATTTATATAACGTTTTGAGGTGACCTGTGGAGACGGATTTAGACATAAATAACTATACAATAACAATTAAAAGGAAAACAGGCACAATGGAGACTTTACTAGCAATATTCGGAGCAAAATGGTGTTGTGTATTTGCGTCCACAGCTGGTGGAATAACTAATGGATTGGTTCACACGTGGATAGGATGGAAAGGCGAATTGAAAAATGTCGGATTAGCGGCAGCCGCTGGTTGGATATCAGCAGAATTTTTTATACCTGCATTAATGGAGCAATTTGAATTCGGAGCATACACGGCATTAGCAATAGCGTTTATGATAGGATATATGGGGATCAGAATACTTCCTCATTTGGAGAAGAAGATTGTCAAAAAAGTTGATAAAGCAATCGACGGTATTGGCGAAGACAAATAAAGGAAAAGGTTGTAATGGCTAAATTACAAAGTGTAGATGACTTGAGGGATTATGCGTATCGTAAACTTGGAGCTCCGAAGATTGAGAT